TAGGTTACCCCACCAACTAAAGATTGTATAAGAAATAATAAATCGCTATATGTTCTGTCCTGCATTATATTTTGTTGGGGCTTAGTTCAGGAAACTTCTTGTTGTAGTATTTTAAAAATTCTTTAGAATGCACAGTCTCTTGACCATACTTCTTTGTAAGACGGAAGAACTCTCTCGCGGGCATAGTAGCAACTGGCTTACCTAATACCGGGTGGGTCTTTCCTCTTAGTTCTTTTGCTTCTTTGGCTGCTTGCGCAACTCTTTTTTGTTCAGTCTGTTTTTCCAGATTGAAACCAGTTTTGATCTCCTTCATAAAGGCTCGATCAATTTCTCCGTCGGAGTATTTCTTGATGTTGGGAATGATAATATCCATATTAAAAAGGCAGGGGGGCTTGCGCCCCCCCAACCAGTATTTAATTAGCTTGCAGAGAAGCGGATTGGGTCGAATACACGAACACCAATGATAACTTCACCAGCAGTAAGGTTAGCAACTGTACCACCAAACTTGTAGATAAGATTGGTTGCAGCAGCACCACCAGAACCAGCAACAGGAGAAGCTCCTGCTTTAACTGTTGTGTCTCCATTAGCTTGAATGAAGTCTGTTCCAGTGTTGTATGCAGTAGCACCCGCGTTAGCGTCGATGTCGAAGCTATCGATAAGTGTGTCGTCGTCAGTTCCAGTACCAACTTCAAGGGTGATGTCAGAAGCTCCAACAAGAGCTACAGACTCAACAGCGAAGGCAACGTCAACTGCACCACCGGCTGGGATTTGTCCCCAGACAGTTTGATTAGTGCTTGCGTTAACGATGTCTTGAGCGGATAGAACAAGTACGTGAGTGAAATCACCACTTGCTTCATTTACGGTTAATTTAGCCATAGTATTATATCTCCTTGGTTAATTATGAAGGATCAACGATCTTACCGTGAGCACCAGGGTGGTATACACCGAGGGTCAAAGCGCAATCAACGAAACCACGTTCGCCACCACCAAGATTAGGAAGACGTGTGCTTCCCATTGGGATGAGTTCGTGGACACCATAGTACTCAGGGTTAACCAAGTAGCCCATCATGCCTGCTGTGCCGCCTTGAGTTGGCATACAGTCTGGGTTACCGTTAACGATGGATACGATACCATGATCACTTTGATAGAGATCAACGGATAGCTTGATTTCACCGCTGTTACCGTCGTAGTTCACAGAGCGAACATTGTCTGTAGCAGAAGCAGTTGTGCGAGCGAAGTCACTGATGTCTGAACGAAGAGTGGTGTCAGCAATAAGCATAAGATTATTGGTTGAACCAGTAACTCCGAAGATAGAAGTGATTAGGCCGTTGAACTCGCTCTCGCTAAGAGTAGCACCAGCATCAACAATACTTGCGGCAGGTGTTTGGAACGCAGCAGGAACATTAGCAGAACCAGCAGCATTTTGAATCCAATCACCAAGACCACCAAGAGCGTTGGCTGTGCCAGCACCGTTTTCAGTAGCTTGAGTGTTAGCAGAAGCAAGAGTTGCTTCAATGTCGCGCTTTAGCTCACGGATAGCTTTAGCTTCAGCCTGGGCAATCTTAGCAGGACCTACGGAATCGACAGCTTCTTGCATATCGGATACCATGTAGTCACGGCGGAACTTTTGAACGCGGTTACCAAGCTTTGCACGGCCAGCGAACTGGTCAGTGAAAGCTGTGACATCAGCACCTTCGGAAATACCAGAAGTGCTAGGAGCCGCAAGACTGTCAACTGTCCATTCAACGAATGTTGAGGAAGCTTTTTTCTTATCGGCGGACGAGAGGATTGGAGTTTCTTCTGGAGCGAGGATAGTCAAGACATCAGTCAAGTCTTCGCGGTTAGAAACAGCCGACCCTGTATTTGTAGTATCAAATGTATTTGTAAATGACATTGTATATTAATTTATCGGTTTTGTAATTGTAGGGTTCTGAGAGTTACAAAATCACTCTTGCTGCCTGTTTTACTGAATTGATTTTTATATTCGTTTACTTTCTTGACCCTAGAATCTACTTTCCGTTCTGATTGAGCACCTGCACCAGTTGGTTGCTTTGGTGGATTCAATCTAGCGGATTGTTTGGATTCTGTAACTGGCTTGCGACCATACAAACTGTTAGCAGCGTGAGCCATAATATATGAAAGCTGTGCTGAAATTTCAGGTGCAACTGCACCCTCTAGTTCGGCAAAGCGTGGATCATTTACCATAGCTTCAAATTGCCTACGAGTATCATTGTCTTCACCTTGTAGCCAGGACAATTCCTCTTGGGCTTTTTGTTCAAAAGCACCTTTGAGTTGATAGCCTTGCTCTCTGGCTTGCAAAACATTTAGTTGTGCGGGAAGGAACTTATCCCGGCTTTTACGTGCATTGAGCAAGCTCTTGCGTATATCAGCCTTGGTTAATTCCTTGCCTTCAACTTCAGTTACTATGTCGTCGGGACCATAACCATCAGCATTGAACAATACATCTTCAGCCCACTCTACAATCCCATTTATTTCATCAGCTTTATTTTTAATTCCTTCTAAGGTATTAATGTTACCATAGGGATTATTTTTAATTTGCTGATTTCCTCTGAGTGGATTAGCAGAGTCTGCTTCTATGCTTAAACGTAGCTTTTGTAATTCTTCTTCAGCAGCTTTGCGTTGTGCGGTTAGTTTTCCAAACCGTTCAACAGCTTTACTGCCAAGCTTCTTACCAAGCTCGCTAAGGTCATCCTCCGACATTTCATCGAGGTCAATCTGTGAAAGAACGTCTTCAGAAGGCACTTCAGACCCTGCTTCGGTTTCAGAACTCTCTTCTGATTCCTCTACAACTTCCTCTGTTTCTTCCAATTCATCTGATGCAACTTCCGCTTCCTCGACAACTTCTTCAGTCTGTTCGACTTCCTCCGTTGGTTCGGATGCTTGGCTAGCACCTAAGCGTCGAGCGGCAAGCTCGGACACTGATATGTTTGTTGCCACCGAATTTGTTAACGACTCGGCGATGTCGCTTGAGTGATCTTCTGTCATAATTTCGTCCATCCGTATACGCTGGATGATTGCGATAAATTCATTGTAACATCCTATGCAAGTTGCTGGCTATGACGAGCACGAAGATCGTCCCAGTTTACCATCTTTAGGATGTCATCATAGGCTAGAATACGGCCACTCAATTGCTGTATTACTTCCGTTGATGAGTTTGCCATGTCGGCAATAACTTCTTCACGCGCTGCTTCAATAGAATAAATAAAACGAGCAAAGGCTTCGTAGTTAGCGAGGGTCTGAATATCTTCTTCCATAAATTATCTAGCTGCGGAACGCATTACGTTCACCATTCTTGGTCCACGAGACTTAACTTGATTATACCAAAGGCTATTAACCATCTCGTCTGCGGCGGTCTGATAGTCGTTGTTCATTAAACCTTCCTTCATCTTCTCAAACTTGTTAAGTTTAGTTAAACCCAAGTTAAATGCCATGTCAACAAGCGTCATCTTAACCGCTTCAGGTCTTTGGGCAAACCCAGGGTCATACTGCTGTGCATCATTGAATGCTTGGGTTAGGCTATGGTTATAAAGAGTTTTTGTTTCTCTATCTGATAGCTCTCTACCCGCAAACAATTCGTTTATATCAATGCCTTGTTGATCTAAGAAACTACGGTTACCCGCATCCTCAAGATTAAATCCAATGCCTATTGTGCGATTGCCCTTACTGTCTTCGTATACCCTCGACTTATTGCCCTCGTTCAAGGATAACATATCGAAGTAATTCTGCGAGCGTTGCTCTTGGATTCTACGATTTGCAAACTCAGTCGGTGTTTTATTGTCTGCCATTGCGTTGTAGTTTAAGAATAATAAACAGATGCTAGATACTTTGAGTATCCACGTTACCCATTTGAGCGGGGTCTGTGCCAATTCTACCAATCTGAGCATTCTCCATTTGCTGCATAGCAAACACATACTGACCCTGGTATTTCTCCATTCTAGCTCGGAATGATTCATCTTGTTCTATTCTTTGCGCTACATCTGGTTGAGACGCATATTGCTCGATAACTTGCAATGCAATCTGACCACCATTTGGACGAGCCGGCATTTCAATGCCTGCAAAGATTTTTGTCAAGTCATCTGTAACTTGCTTCACGATTTGCTCTTGAGCTTCCTCTGCTGGTTGCAATACTGCGTCTGCAAGAGTTGGATCAATGCTACTAGCAGCTACTTCAAGCAGACGATCAATACTGATCCTGCCATTCCTGTCTAGTTGAGTCAATGACACCAACTGGTTTAGTTTATTCTCTTGAGCCTCTGGGTCAGAGTTCAATACATCGTAACTAATTAAGATGTCAAAGTTTTCGTCTGGATCACCCTTGTCAAAGACTTGAGGGTCTGGACTACCTGTAACTCTAAAGAAAATGCTGTCTGGACCAAACCTTTGAAAGCAACGATAGGCTAGCTTTAAAACATCAGCGCAGTGAGCAAGGAACTTGTCTACTAGGAACTGCCTACGCATCTGGCTCATGGGGTCTTCGTAATCTAACCCTACTAATGCGTTGGCTTGTCGCTCCATAGTTTTTTCCATTTCTAAAGAACCTTGATTAAAGTTTGGGGTAGGACCAAACTCAAACTCGCCCTTGCGTCGGTATGGTATATATCTACCGGGTCCCCAGTCTTTAGGTGCATTACCTACAGGGTGCATAATTGGTGGAAGGGTAGCCAGACTGTTGCGGTCAATGCGAGAGTCGCGCTCTACCTTTACTTGCTGCTGAATGCCACGTAATACATCAGGTATAGTCTGCGTATCATACAAACGCTTGCTGTCCTCTGATAGCTTTGTAACTACAACTGGGTAGTCCTCGTAGCCATTCATGAGGCTAAACTTAGCGTAGCTTGGAACTCCTAGTCCTTCGTTACCATCAAAGTCTTTGTGCATGACGGTTTCATAGATACCCTCACAACTGTCTTCTGAATCAACTAAGCGTTGATAGCAATGAACAATCTCGATAAGCTCATCAGCCTCGTATGCAGAATCTGTAAGACTGATAGAACGACGACCTTCCTGCTCGCGCTCAATAGAATCAATGTTTACCCCACGGTAATGCTCGATCATGTAGTCTACAAAGTCTTCGTCCCATCCGTCGGTAACAACTTTGTTTTCTAGTTCTTGGGCTGTGTAGTATGTGCGCCAGAAGCAATATGGTGAGCGTTGAGGATCGGTGACATAAGCTGGGAACATGAAGTCTCCATCAGGTGCTAGTGTCTTTACATCTGGAACATCAATTTGACGGCGCACTACCGGAAGCTCCGTGACTCCGCTTTTACGTATTTCTTTGAGTGCTCTCTTGGCTTTACGGTCAGTTACACCGTCAAAAGTTGTTTTTATAAGCTGGATGATTTGATCGTCATCATTGCCTTCTAAGATAATAGCAGCAAGCTCTGGGGACATTTGAGCAATCTGATCAATGTCTAGCTTCTGGAGGAAGCGTCGGTCTTCCCTGTGCCATCCTACGTAAGTAATTAATAAACCACGTTCCAACATATAGTTGGCTCCTAGCTCCATCTCCTGAGCAAAGCGAGGGATGTAACCACTAGATACCATCCACTTGAGGAAGTTAGATACTATCTTAGAACGGGCAATGTCTCCCATCTCTACAGGGTAAGCCCTGACGTTAGCCCGCTTCATTGAAGAAATAAACAATGATACCAACTTGGTAACACGCTCATCTATGACGTGGGACTCCATGTCCGCTGCACCCTCCCACGGGAAAGCGTCTGAGCCATGCTTACGCAGGTCACGGCTCTTGCCTGGCCACCAATTACGTCTGTCGTCGTAACTACTACGACATAGATCGAAATAAGAGTCTAGCTCAGTTACGGTTTGATTGTATGCTTGACGCAGAGCCTGAACACTTGGTTCTTTGCCGACGTAAGTTAGTTCCTCGGAAATTTTATCGCTTAACATTGGTATTTATTAGTTTATCATATCTATCAAATCTTTTTTATCCAATGATAGCTGGTTATGTCTCCATTCTTAATTTCTTCAAAATAAATCATCTTCCCGATTAGCTGTCCTTGCATCCTTCGGGTAATCTTTACGTTAACTTTGCAGAAGCGTTCTCGGTGGTGAACGGCAACATACATAGGGTTCGGACATTCCCTTAAAACTTTCCCCCTGTATATTAATCTGTTTGGCTCCTCATCTTCTTTGTCGGCTGAAACATCGGGCATAGGTATGACATCATCTAATATCTCCTGCCCCTTTTCGTTAATCCATGTTAAATGCTTTGAGCCTGTAATCATGTCTTCTTCTAGATGCTGAAACGCCAGCTCTAGAGCCTCTTCAAAAGGAACTCCACATTCCTTTGCTATTTGAAATAATCTTTTCTTTGCCATTAATATCCTCCCTCGGATTTTCTTGTTGTGTTCATAGAAGTGTCAGAAACATAGTCTGGACCATAGCCATCATTTGCCATGCGTAGATAACGCAGAAGGTCAATCCAGTCCTTCAATGGTTCATCTATCTTTCCTTTATGTCCCCAGTTAATTAAACTTTGTATTAAATTGCCACAGGATGAGTGTATTTTGAGTATTGGCTTATTGGCATCATCTACCTCTGCGCTAGGATTGTATAGCATCCATTCGTCTAAACCAGACAGCCCCGTCTCAATGTCTGCTCCGCTTGAGGGTATAAAGAACATTCCCTTAGAAGCAAAGCTTTCAAACAGATCTGTGTTGTCCTCATTCTCTCTTGCAAAGAAACGAGAGTCACCTATACGCTCAAACACCTCTACTCCCAAGTCGCTCTCTATATCCCTGAACTCCTCTATATATGCCTGGATGTCGTGTCCCATCTTCTTAGCTGCTGGACCAAACCTCCACTTAGGATCACCAGACAATGCCCATTCTCCATAACTGTCCCTGTCAGGCCACTCGCGTAGGATAGTAATAAAGCCTTGCTTGTCTACGGCAGCCCATATAGCCACATAGTTCCTAGCACCAGCAGGGTCAACTACCTGGTATACAGTGTGGGTTTCCTTGGTAATTGTAGGCAGTTCGTCTGTTACATGAACCTTAGTGCTAAATAACGGGAACAGGGTAGTCATAGACTTAACAGGAACTCCGTAAGCACGAGTTAATATCTCTTCCCTAGGTCTGCCCTTTAAGTCTTTAGCTATACGATCGTAGCCACCAAAGGGGTTCTCGTCTGTGTGCAGATACACAATGCCGGCATCCCTGTTTACACTATACTGCTTAACAGCTACAGGCTCATCTAGTAGCTCTGCGTGTTTAGTCTCTAGAATCTCTGCATCTCTTAGGTAGTCAGCTATGAGTTCTGTGTAGCCATCAATAGGGGTAAACCCTGTGACTAGCTTGGAGTCCCTAGTAGCTAGACGGAAACGCTGTGTGTTGATAAGCGTAGAGTCTCCTAGATACTCATCATTACCAATACCTAC